TCTGGTGATGCATTCTCTTCAAAGTCTGCAGCTGAGATTGCTGAAGAAGAAGATCGTCCAGTGGCTGCTGCTCCACAGATTAAGTCTGTACCAGCGCCAAAGTCAAAGGAAGTTTCCCTTGAAGATGATGATGAAGATGTAATGTCTTACTTTAAGAAGATCGCTCAAGAAAATTGATTGATCATTAGCCAAAAAGAAAAGCCACCCTTGCGGTGGCTTTTTTCACATTTAGTACGCACCAAGTCTGCTTGCGTAGTATTTGTTTAGTGTTCCTTCTTCATTTCTGAATGGAGACTTAGCATGAGATGATGTTTGGCTATTGTTATTAACTGTTGTTGGAGCATTAACAACAGAAGTTCCTCCACCTTTCGAAGATAGATCATCTCTGGAATTAGCAACATCACCAGTTTTAGCTTCAATAGCATTACCAGTTCCTGCTGGTGTAGGAATTCCTTGCGCCATTCCTGTTCCCAACATATCACTGGCAGAGGATGGAGAATTTGTAATTGGTCCACCAGCAGAAGAACTAATAGATTTCAATCTTGTTGTTTTATATGCAACACCTTCTGGAAGATAATCTTTGTTAGTTACCTTAATAGTTTCTTTGTCTGGCATTAACTCAAAACCAGGAGTACCCTTTGCATATTCTTCTTGGGCGGTTTGAGCGAATTGAATAATGTTTTGAGTTTTGGGATTATTCGCTGCTTCGGCAAATGATCCTTTCACAAATGATCCTTTCATCGGTGATGCTTTTTCTGGTACTTTGGTTTCAGTTCCAGCTGCTGCTGCATTATAATTTTGTGCACTTGGGTCAACAGTTTGCCCACCGCCAGGAATAGGTGTTGCGGATTTTTCAACTATTGGTGATGTTGTTTTAGCATCATCTCCTCCACCAAACCCAAAGAATTTCTTAACCCCACCTATTACTCCAGATACTGGATTATCATTCTCTGGTGGTACTGCTTTTGTAGTTCCCCCTGCTGCATCAGTAGATGGAGAATCAGCTGGTGCTTCAGAATCTTTCTTAAATGGGTAGAATGGACCAATAGAAACTTTCTTACCGATAATTGGTATAGTGAATCCCATCTCTGGGATACCGATACCTTCAAGCATACCAATTATGCTGTCACCAATCCCTGAGAAGAAATCAATAACTGGATCAAACACATGAACAATTCCACTAAAGGTATCCATTATGATTGTACCCAATTTCATAATTGAGTCAATAGGATGCATAATAAAATTCTGAATTGTTTGTGGGATAAACAAAATAGCATCAACTAAATCACTAAACAGATCTTCGAATGAGAATGAGTCTAGGAAATTCTCTACAGCAGTGAATCCAAGTGCTCCAGCGATCCAAGAAATTGCACCCTTGATCATATCAGCAACACCGCCAACTAGGGAATTGAATAATCCTTTGATTGCTCCACCAATTGCACCTATTAAACCACCTTCTTCCCAACCTTTTAGCGCACCCTTGATAGTATCCCACACAGCCATAATAACCATTAATGGGTATGCTATCTTCTTAACTATTGATGCGACTGCACCGAATAATTTTGATAATGGTCCAGTTGATTCAGCAAGTGCAGTGAATCCTGTTCTGATTGGTTCTAAGAAACCAGATATTCCACTTTTCACTGCAGCAATAACTTTACCGATTAGAGTACTCTCACCAAATATAGTTTTAAATAATCCTATTGCTGATTCAAACATTGAAGCAAGTTTACCAACAGCTGATGAAAATATACCTTTAATACCTTCTATAAAACCAGTAAAAGTTTCTTGAACTAATTTCATAGCTTTCCCTAGAGAAGGGAAAATCTCTCCAAGTGCGGTAAGTCCTTTACCAAATATATCAACGAATAGTTTTACAGTTTTAACCCATGCGCTCACTAACCCAGCGATAGTTCCTGCTGCAACAGCTATTCCAATCCCTAGTGGACTAAGAGAATCACCAAGGTCATCTTTCTTTTCTGATTTAAATTTCTCTTTACCACCAGTATTCTCAGCAATACGTTTTAGTAAGTCAGTCTGATCATCTTCTCTTTTGATTGCTTCTTGTTCATTTTCGTCTGTTTTTATTTGTGGGTTGTTTGTATTTGCCAGTACTGCAGAAACTGGGGTAGTTCCCATTGGTGTTTTATTTTTAGCACCCATTGGTGCTTTATTCTTTTCTTTTTTAGCTTCTTCTAATTGTGGTTGCACTCTATAGTCAAGTTTAGATATCTCTTGAACATTAGTTCTGCGTGTATCTAAAAGTTTTTTACCATTCGCAGTTTTACCTAACTGTTCTTCAGAGATTCCAAGTTTAGTGAATTTGCTAATTTCCTTTTCGTTTTTAGAAACAATCTTTTCTTTCTCTTTAATAGTTTGAAGTTTATTTCTTGCTTCTTGTTCAGAGGATCCATGCAGTTTCATGTCACCTTTGATAAAAGTCTTATCAGCTTCTCTTCTATTAAGAGCATTATCTAACATCCCACCAGTACCTTTCTTGACAATACCCATGGTGTCAAGAATATTACGAACTGAACCAAATTTAGAATCGAACTTAGATTTAAGATTATCACCGAATGATTTTGGTTGTTTATCAGCAATTACTTTAGCGATATCTTTGGCAGATTCTCTGGTTATCTTAACCAGTTCTTTAATGTTCGCATTTAATTCTTTATCAGATTTCTCTTGTTCACCCACAACCTTTTTATCATCATTACGAATTTCTTCTGTAAGATCATTTAATTTTTTAGATGATGTTTCAATAGCCTCTGCAGTTTTGTTACCTGCTCTCTGTGCTTCCAGAATTCTCTTAAACTCAGAATATTCTATCTTTGGTTTTGGGGTATTATCATCCATTTTTCTTGCTTTCTAACCTTTGTTTTTCTTCTTCTAAGTGTTGAATCAGCATAGTAATATAGATTTCTCTCTCAAAAGGAATCATAGATTCCAATTCTTCCAATGAATACTTATGATATTGTATCAATGAAAAGTTTGTTTTATAATGATTGAATAAAGAATCATGAGAGAGATTCATTAAAAAAAACTGTCAAGTCCCTCCAAGACTTTGTCATGCGCAAGAGAACAAACAGGGCAAGTATATTTAACACTCTGTCTTAATCTTGGCATGGTCTCGAAGAATTTTTGAATCTTATTAAACTGATTCGATGTAAGATTCTCAAGAAATTCAACAACATCTTTTTTATTCTGTTCTTTGGTATGGAATATCTCATCTCCATTGTAGATAATATCAATAGAAGATGATATGATATTGAATACGCTATCAACATCACTGGTGTTTACACTTTCCAGTTGTTTGATAACATTGATTGTAGGATACTTCATGATAACACCAACGTCGTCAAATAATTTAATATTCTTATCATGACCTTCTGGAATCTCTACATTAATCTTGGTTAAGTCAAAACTAATTTTTACTCGTGCCTTCTCATCCTCGCAAACATCGCATGGGAATAGTAAGTCAACATTTTCACCAACAGACTTTGCTCGGATTTGAGTAAAGAGATACTCAATGTCAAACATAGCAAGGGTATCTGGATTTACTTTATCAAGCATGCAAGATTTGATAATGCTCTTTAGCGTATCAATCATAACATTTTGATCTTCACTATGCTGTGCGATCAACAATGCTTTTTCTTCCTTAACTAAGAATGGTCTAAACTTAACATTCTCTTTAGTTGAAGGGATTGTTACGTTATACGTAGGGGTTGTGTTAAATGGTAAAGCCATATTATGATTCTCCTTTGTTCATATTTTGTATCATTTTCGCTAACTCACTGGTGCTACCTACAAAGATAGCATTGTTGGTAACCTTAGATGCATCTTTATTTTTAGGTGCATCTAATTTGGCTTTCTGTTGATGTAAGTCCATGAGTTGTTGGTTTACATCAGCCAATTGTTTCATCAAATTACCCACAACTTCAAAAGCACGTGGGTGTTCAGATTGTTTAGCAACTTCCAGCGCAGCCATTAATGCATTCTGACCAGTTGTCAATAAGTCACGAAGGTTCTTACGAGTATCTTCGTAATCGTTTTCAATTTTTGTTTCTGCGGACAGGATTATTTCACCAGTAACTGAATCGATAACTTCACCTTCACTAGAAGTCTTATTTATGACTGGTGTGCCAAAGACTTCAGATAATCTATCATCAATTTTCATATTAGTCGTTTCGTGTATTTCTTGCAGGTGGATCAGAAGGATCTAATCCGAATCCTCCACCGAAACCACTTGGGGTTGGTTTTGGGGCACTGAATGCTGGGGTTGCTGCACTAAAACTGGTTGCTGAAGGGAATGTTGCTGCTGGCGCAGGAAAGCTAGGTGCTGTAGTGTTGCTTGATGATACGGAAATTCCACCATTGTTTGCTCCATTTAGTTTTTCTTGCGTACGACCGAATGCTGCGATACCTAGAACTGCACCCATGGCGATATGGAATAGACCAGCACCTTGCAATGATAGTGGACTCCACTGAGTTATTGGAGTATGAGTTGCTGTTTGTAGCAAACTCCACAAGATTGGGAATATGATCATATCCATGGTACATACTAGCATGTACATCCAACCCATCATTGGACGCCATTTAGAATTCATCCAATCTTCTTTCTTTAGTTCGCTTTCGCTTTTTACTTCTTCTGCCATTTTACTTCCTTAGTAATTAAATGTTATTCTACCATTTGAATCTACGTAGGTATTTACGCCTCCATAAGCAGCTGGTGATGTATTTGGTGCTCTTACGAGATCTAATTTCTGAGATTCTAGAGTTGGTGTAGGTTCTTCTCTATTCAATACTTCTGAACGCCAGTATTTGTACGCAAAACTAACACTCAGCTTCATTATATCTTTCTGATCGTAACCCATTTGAACTGGGCTAACAGTTTTTGGATAAACTTCATAAAGACCAACTATGTATTTTGGTTGATTAGTTAAATCTTCAACAAAGATTTTAACTACATCAGCAGTATAGTTATGGTAGTAATTAAAATTTCTTGTGTTGATATTTTGGACACTTTGAATCCATTCATCGAAGATACCCTTAATAACCATGTTTCCATCAACATAGAAACTCAAAGTGATTGGATCATAATTCATCTCAAACGGCATTTCTCTAACTTCACCGAATGTTCTGATTGGCGTTGTATTTACGTTCAATCCAGGTAGCTGTACTGCTTCACAAAACAATAGCATCTTTCTATATTGATTTTGTGAGTATGTTGTTCCTGGAAGAGTCAACTGAACCGTATAACGATTCGATCTTGCTAAACCAGATTCTCCTATTTGAGATACAAAATTTGATATTTTCATATACTAGCCTGAGAGTCTTTCCATACATTTTCTTTTGTGGATTTTGAAAATCTTTCTACTGGTAATAGCATGGCAGTTGCCCAATCACTTGAATCGATTTTCTTAAATGCGGTTTTAACATGAGGTAATAGATAATGTTTAATGCAAGGTTCAGCCAACTTAAATTTGGATACCCCTGCGATCAATGCCCATGAATATTTTATTCTAGTAGTACCATCCATCTTATCATTGTTCTTAAATACCATCAAACGATCCAAAAGACGAATACGTAGTTGATATGGAAGATAGTGCATATTTAAACCCATGAATCCACCAGGAACTGATGCATATGGAAATACTAAAGGAAATTTATCGTAGTACGGTAGAGTTTCTTTTAGTTTTGGGTCATATCCAAACATGTAAAGATTACCAGGAATAATACGTGCTTTTTGCTCATTAGGATGTTCACGCATTAACTGCTGTGGCGTGATTCTCTGCTTACCGAGAAGCAGTAACTGTTGAGTATACCATCCACGAGATTTTGTTGCTGCAGTTTTGAGGTCGTATTTATTACGCTCAAAGATGTCGTGCATGGAAGGATTTTTAGGTTGAGTGGCCATTCAATTATTTAGGTCATTTAATACCAAGTTCATGCTCGGTGATAATCTTAAATTCCCAGCCCCTATCTTTTGCATATTCAGTGGCAGCCTTCCACTTTGCTTGATTCTTAATAAAGGTCATGGATTCTGTTAGATATCTCTGAGTTTGACGACCAGGATATACTGGTGGAACTGTTTGTGCAGCTGGTTTTACCTCTACGAGATAGGTTCTAAGCAAACCTTCCTTGTTCTTAATTTGAATCTGGAAGTCTACGAAATAACGATGAATCTTATCATCGGTTGGACATCTGTAGGGAACTACAGTTTCTTCGGATTTCCACTTGACGACTGATGGGTTTTTATCACACCATGAAGCGAATTTAGTCTCCCAGGAACTACGCATAATTATACACGTAGGATCTCCCGAGTATTTTTCTGGAAATGCAGGTACGAATCGTCTTTTATGGAACATAAATACTATAAAGAATAAATAACCACTTTTATTTAGACGTAAGTAGTTCGCCTAAATAATAATGTAAGCCACCCACAAAACAGAGAACTTATGGCAGATACAAAGCAAAAACCTACCACACCTCCATTTGAGACTACTCCATCACAGAAATTTAATGCTCGAGAATTCGGCATTGGGGGACTTTCATACCCAAGTGACTTGTTTAGCAATCAACGTGTATATGGCGGGAATTATGTACTCTTTAACATCAATGTTAATAATGATTCTAGATTATTGACATCTGGTTCAGTTACACCCATGGATACTCAAGCAGATCGTAATCGTGGAGGATTGGTTGGGCAGAAAGTTACAAAGGGTGAAGGTATTGCTGCTGCTACAGGTATTGGTGCAATTAGTGGAGGTATAGTAGGTGGTAATTTAAAAGGTGGTGCTGTTGGTGCAGCAATCGGTCTAGGTGCTGGGGCAATTGTAGCAGATGCTACTGGTGGAGGTGATTTATCACGCCAGCAGAAAACTATTAAAGGTGGTATTATGCTTCATGTACCAAATCAACTAAGCATTAACTATAGTATGGAGTGGGCTGGAGAAGATACTTTTGCTTTTCAAGCAGCAGCCATGGCAAGCAGAGAAGTAGCAAAAGCAGTAGGTAGTGGAGAAAATTCTGCCAAGTCTGTTGCGAAAAGTATTGCAACAAATTTAGCACTATCAAAGACACCTATTAGTGGTGCTCTTTCTGCAGCTTCTGGTATGGCAGCAAACCCCATGAAGGAACAAGTATTCAAGAATGTAAACTTTAGAAAATTTACCTTTGACTATACGTTTTCTCCTCGAACTGCCTCAGAAGCAGCAACTGTAAAACAAATTATACATACATTCAAATTACACATGCACCCAGAGTTTAAAGATGCTAATAATTTTGTGTTTATCTATCCATCTGAATTTGACATAACGTATTATACTGGTG